GACTGCGGAGGGTATCTATCAAGACGCGCTCGCCAAGATTTACTTTCTGACCAGGCAGCCCGCACGCTCCACGGTCGTCCCCTGTACCTGTACGGGGCTTCCCGGCACCGTCATCCCCGGCATCGGCAGCGAAGCCCCGGCGCTTGCAAAAGATGCGGACGGGAACATTTTGGTTTGTCAGACGGGAGGGACGATCCCCCAATCCGGCAGTATTATCCTTGATTTTGCCTGTCAGGTTCCGGGGCCTATTGAAATCCGGCAGGGAACTGTGACTACGATTGTACGAACCATCCCCGGATGGGACACGATCACCAATGAAGCCGGGATTACTGGGCAAAACGTCGAGAGCCGGGCCGCGTTCGAGTCCCGGCGCTACGCCAGCGTCGCGAAAAACGCCCGGAGCGTTGCCGCCGCCGTCTATGCCAACGTCGGCGATCTGGATGGCGTGCTTGATGTCTGTGTGCGCGAGAACAAAACCAGCGCACCGCTTGAAGTGCAGGGCGTTACCCTCAAGCCGCACTCAATCTATGTGGCGGTCGTCGGCAGCGCTCCGGATAGTGATATTGCTGAGGCCATTTACGCCCGTTGTTCCGCAGGATGTGATTACAACGGCAACACCAGTGTAACTGTGACTGATCCGGTAACCGGAGCGGTCGAGACGGTACTCTTTGAGCGCCCGGAATCGCTCCCTGTGGGCATTCAGGTGACTATCCGCAAAAATGCTTCGATGCCGAGCAACGTCGAAGAACTCATCAAAGCCGCTGTCGTCGCCGAGTTCTACGGAGAAACCACAGATAATTGCGAGAATCCGGGCCAGCGCGTTCATATCGGGGATACGGTGTATGCCAGCCGCTTTTATTCCGCCGTGCTCGGAACGAGTGTCACCGATTTGGTAAGTATTGAAATCGCGGCGCCCGTCGGTGAAGGTTCGCCAACGTGGGGAGACTACATCACCATTAATATAGATGAAGCACCCACGCTCGTCTCCGATAACGTCACTGTAACTATCATCGAAACGAGGTCGGGCCGTGGATAACTGGCGCGAAACGATACTTTCGCAGTACGACAACTCGGAGCGGCTGCTGGGGCGCATCGCATCCAATAACTGCGGGCGCTCATCGAATCGATGAATGCCGCCATTGCGCCCACGGCGGATATCGCGGCGTTCTATGAGTCCGTCTTTGACCCAGAAACGGCATTCGGATGGGGGCTTGACGTGTGGGGACGCATCGTCGCCATTCCGCGTACGCTTGAAGTAGAGGCGACGGACATCAAGCCGTTCGGTTTCTCCGGTTCAAACCTCAGCAACTTTGGGCACGGTCCTTTTGCATATGAGAGCAAATCGAACACGTTCATACTTCAAGATAACGCATATCATCTTTTGATCTGGATGAAAGCAGCTTCGAACATCACCGACGGCAGCCTCCTAGATTTGAACAAGATCGTTCATTGGCTTTTCTCGGATCGCGGTCATATTGCCGTCGTGCATGTCGGAACGATGAAAATACGCTACGTTATCGGCTTCAAGCTCCAGCCATACGAGCGTGCGCTTCTCCTGCGCGATGACGTTCCCCCAAAGCCTGCGGGCGTCGGTTATGACGTCTATCAGGTCATCCCTAAACATACCTTCGGTTTCGCCGGATCCGGCGGTCAGAATTTCAACAACGGCGTTTTCCAGCCGTATGGAGGCCCTGTAGATGCCTATTCCCTCGACTCCTAGCATCATGCCCAACGTCTTGGGATATGCAGCGGATACCGTGCAGATCCCTGAGACGACCCCGACAGGTCAAGGTATTCCTTCTTTCCGGGATCTCTTTCCGTTCATCACGCAGGTCGACCCGGACGCGGGCGGCGTCATGGTTGAAAGAGCGTGGATGAACGCGCTTTTCAACTTGCTTGGTCAACACGCCTTTTTCCAACAATCCGGATGCGTCTACCCGTGGCAAGCTACGCTGAACTATATCGCGGGCTCTCATGTCAAAGGAAGTGATGATGTCGAGTACATCGCGTTGCAACCTTCCGGGCCAGATGTATCGGGAACTGGAGCAAAAGACCCTGCTCTGGAGGCAAATCGCAACTATTGGATTTCTCTTGCGTCTTTTGTCTCCAATGGCTTTGTCCCAGATTCGCGGCGTGTCATTGCCGGAACGGGGCTCACCGGAGGTGGAGCGCTTTCCGGAGACGTCACGCTTGCCGCAAAGCTCACGGACAGCGTGAACTTGGCGGATTCGACGACGGCTGCGTCCGCTACGGCGGTCAAGGCTGCATATGATCAGGGGACTGCCGGGGTTACTGCGGCAAATGCAAAATTGCCGCTGACGGGCGGCACCATGCTTGGGTCGATACAGTGTGGAGATTCCGAGCAATTCGTAGTTGGAACGCAAGAAGCGCCTTTTTACCAGATGCGTGCTCGGCTTTTTGGCGTGCATAGCCCAGCAGGGGTGCTATGCGGCATAATGACAGCGGATGCCGCGGCAAACTATTTCTCTATCGAACCCGTTGGTGGCGCGGTTGTAAATTCATACTGCGGACGTCCGGGATCTGCATTTCAGCACGGCTATTTTGCTAATATGAATGGGCATCCCCTGGCTGCAACTATTATCGGCGGATCGTCTGGTGACGGATGGTTTTATCGAAAGTACAGCGACGGTTTTATCGAACAGTGGGGTATGGCTCAAACAGCGGAGTCTGGTGACACCATCATCACATTTCCCACTCCCTTTCTCAATGGAATCTATAATATCCAGTTATCGTCTGTCAGCCCTGTGTATCAAAATAACTTTTATAACGTATCGATGCAGGCGTATTCCTATTCAATCACAAGTTTCTATGTTGAAGTGATGAACGGGCAAACAAAAAGACTGTCAGCGCCCTTTGCGTGGTACGCGTGTGGTTTTTAAAAGATAGGAGTAATGCATGGACTTTAAAGTAGGACAGACATTTGTTGATACGTATCCGCCGGAGGCAGCTGAGTGGTGCAACGGAAACCGGGCGTACATCATAGAAGTTGAAAAAGACGGTGAGCATCGTCAGTTCCAGATCGTAGCGTATCCGGAGCTTTCTCTGAAAGAGCTAAAAGAAGAGAAGAAAGCCCGGATTGACGCGGAAACGTCCGCCGCCATCCTCGCCGGGTTTGACTATGCCGTGGACGGGGTGACCTATCATTTCAGCTATGATGCCTTTGACCAGCAGAATTTTGCGGATACGGCGAACGTCTGCATCATGAAACAGGCGGGGATGCCGGGCCTGCCCGACTCCGTAATGTGGAACGCCTACACGGTTCCGGGGGGTGATCTTGAGCGTTTGACGTTCGACGCATCGGACTTCCTCGCGCTCTACGCTGGCGGGGCCATGAAGCACAAGAACGGGACGATGCAGCGCGGCGGGGAACGCAAGGCGGTGGTGGAGGCCGCGACCACGCCGGAAGAGGTTGAAGCCGCATGAGATAGGCAGAAGGCAGTGGCGGGGAGGGTACGAGATTCCCTATCGGCTTGGCATTTCATCACTGCGTCAGTCAAGGATTGCCCTATTCAACTCCATACCGTACTCTCCGCTTCAAAAAAAGGAGAGAAGCGATGCCGTTGCCAATGCCCGAAGAAGAGGAAAACTTGCGCTGTCCGCACGGTGAACGATACCAAGCCCTGATGCTGTGTTCTCTGGACTGTGCCGTGTCTGGGGCACATCCGGACAGGAAAGCGAAAGCCGATGGTCGGTTCATCATCACTCCGTGGTGGTGCCTGCACAAGTGCAGATGGTTGCCAGAACACCGGGATGAGATCCGATTCGTGGCGAAGAAGTCGGATTGAAGATACAAAAAAATCCCCCTCCCATGTTCTGCCCCTGATGAGGCATATCATGAGAGGGGGATTTTCTATACGTGATTCTATGCGTGATTTACTTTGTGTAGATGTTTGGTGTATACCAGTTTGTACCGTAATATCCTTTGTTTTTAGCTAAATGCGTATGCATAGATACCCATGCACAAGATTGGAAATCGTGTGTACTCAAAAGGTACCGGGAGTTCGAATCTCCCCCTCTCCGCCATAAATTTCAAGGGCTTGTTGAAATCCAACAAGCCCTTTTTTCGTATCTCAATCACCTTCATGCGTGATTCCATGCGTGATGTCCTCAAAAATACCCGCAGCTTCTCTATCAACGCCAAGGTCATGCAAATAGATCTCTGTGGTGCGGATGTTCATGTGTCCAAGCACCTTTTGCGCCCGGCGCGGGTCTTTAAGATGGGTAGCCATGAAGTGGCGCAGGCTGTGGGCCGCAAAGAACGGTATGCCCGCCTTCTCGCAAAGGCGTTTCATAAGGTACTTGATGCGCGGCGTGGTGCGCGGGTATGGAAGACCCGTTCCGGGGGCTTCAAAAACGAACCGCTCATTTTCGCGTAAGGCATAGAGACGGAACAGCACGCTGTATAATGTAGGGCTCATGGCAATCGTGCGTGATTCCCGGTTCCCGCCCCGGCGTTTGCTTGTCCACAGCCGGACGGTCCTGTTTTCCAGATCGACATCTTCCCACGCCATTTCGCGGATTTCGGAAATGCGCCCCGCCGTATGGAGAAGGCAGAGCAGGAAATCCCGCTCGAACCCTGTAGCGCAGGACATGAGCTTGGCAACGTCACCTTTCGGTGGAATATATTTCACGGCCTGCACTGTGGCGAAAGGCTCAGTCTGGCGCGCAATATTGACCGGAACGTACCCCTCTCGTGCGGCCCATGAGTAAAGCGCTGATAACTCGATACGGTACTTGTTCGCGGATTTTGCGCTCACGGCTTCCTTGGCTGCTTCAAGAAAGGCTTCCAGATCGTTTTTTGTGATAGTTGAGAATTCGGTTTTAGGTCCGATGAACTTATTTAGCTTTCGAAGAACGCTTTTCTTATAGATGAGTGTGTTCTTCTTGCATCTTCCTTCGCGTTTTTGAAGATAGAGAGCCGAAACCTCATACAAGGCCAAGCGTTTGGGCATAGTTGCGGATTTCTTGACGATTGATTCCCATTCGAGCGCCTTCATCTTGCTCAAGAATCCGCCCCGGTACGCGATTCTTTGCCCTCCTTCGAACACTTCCGCCGCGTATCGCATACCATTCTTCGTCTTGTATTTCCTGATGGACATGAGAAACCTCTTTGAGTGTATCGCTATCCCAAAGGAAGCGGACGGAGCGGAGCGTTTTTCCGCGTCCTACAGGGATATGGGGGTATATTTTCCAAATTCTACGGAATGTTTCCCGACTGATACCGAGCCGTTCGCTCATCTCGTCGGCGGTGAGTGTTTCCATCTTGCCCTCCCTACGCGGCCCGCTCGTACACCCGCGTCCCGATCTCAGCGATCTGCGGGTCGACCTTTTCGAGCGCATTGCACAGCGTGGTCAGCGTTTTGAGCAGATTGTGCCAATGAAGGCCCCGGAAGTAGGCGGGGCAGGGGTTCCGGGCGTCTTCGAGAAAGGTCAGGCCGGCGCCCCATTGCGTCCAACGGGACGCATCGGCGGCAGCCGCCTGAATGTCCCCAACGTGCCCTGCAAGGATATGGAACCGGGTATCCAGATCTCGCTTCGCGCCTGCGGAGAGCCTGCGCTTCTGCGTGTCGTCCGCACATCGGTCGATCCAGCGGTTCACCTTCTCGACCTGCTTTCCAAGGTCGCCAAGCTGAGCCAGCATTTCCGGCTTGAGGAGGGATAGCGCCACGGTGATCATGGACAAGGCCAGAACGCAGCGGGTGTGCTGGATGGCCTCGGGTGGGTACGGGATTACGGGGTTGATGGGTCTTCGCATGATTGGTTCTCCTACAACAAGGTTCCTTGCGTCCGAACACCGCCAAAGATGACGGTGATTTCGTCGTCGACCTTCTTTTCAAGTCCCTTGGCGCGGGACAGGTCGGCTTTGTCCCGCGTGTCGAAGTAGCGTTTCTGGGCCGCCCGCATGTCGCGGACGAGGATAGCGAAACGGGAAATCTTCTCGGGCATGAGGTTCTCCTGAAAAAAGGAAAGCCCCTTTCGGGGCTTAGCTATTCGGTTCGCGGGGCTCTGGGATGGGGCCTGCCCATTGTCCATGCAGAGTGGACATCCAGTTACCAACACCTCCAATCACGGCATATAATTCGTTCATTTTACGAGAGTCATGCTTGATCCATGCGATGCGTATGCCATATTCATCCTTGAACCAGTACCATCCCGGCATCTTCGGCGGCTCGTCCGTCCATGCGAGGGAACGGGGGAGGGCGTTCCATGCGGCACGCGCCTTCCACTCATCCCGTTCGCGAAGCAACGCCTCAATGTCGTTCGCCAACTCCAGCAACGCCTCGGCGGGCTTGCCGCTTCCTTCCGCTATCCTTTGCATCGCGATGCTCCGGAGTTGTCCAATGCGTTCGTATTCCAGTCCGTGGTTATTCATGCTCACTCCTTTTTCTCCACGGCCTTGCGTGCGGCTTCCCGTACATCTTCAGGCAAGGGTGGATTCATAGCACCGGAATCGATCTCGGGCAGTAAATCAATGTCGATATATGCGTTTGCAAGCCAGATACTGAGGACATCCGCCTCCCGATCCAGCCGTGCTATCTCTACGTCTTTATACCCTAGCTGCCTGTTGAAGATTTCTCGCACGTCTTTTGTCTCTTCACGCCAGAAAAATACTTCTTGCTCCAGCCTTTCTTTCTCCGTATCGGCTTCTTCCAATGCATCAAGCAGCTGGATGGTGAAAATCGCATGTTCTGTATTGAAACATGTGTATGGGGATGACAGTCTTTCTCGCCATTGGTCGCGCTCTTCTTTTGATATGCTCATTTGTATCGCTCCAAGGTACTGCGAACTGCGGAAAGTGCCATGTCAACGAGATTAAGCGCGTCCTGCTGTTTTTCGATACGGTCGCACAGCGCGATCACGATGTCTGGGGTAATGGCCTCGTCCCACGCCTTGCCGTCCGCGCCGTTCTTGTCTGCCTCTGCGATAGCCCGCATCCGGGCGAGTTCTTCGGTGGTAATCATTCTTTCGGCTCCGTGTCTTCAAAGAAGTCCCACAAGATTTCATCCGGGGTTAATTCAACGTCCGGTATCCCGGCCATAACGGAAGACATGGCTTGTACCATCTCAACCAGCCTCGGCACAGCGTTACAGGCCGCGACGATGTAGGCAAGATTGTTCTGTGCGTTGTGGGTTTGCTGCGTATCGCAAACAGAATCGCCATAATTGTCATATACCGTTAAGTTCTTTTGATTTACATCCCACGGCCCCGGTGTTGCCGCCTCACTCAGCCGTTCAAGCTCGTCAAACCACTCCTGCGCTGTCATTGGTTCACTCCCCCCGGCATGTTTGTTTCAAAGTCGTTGCATATCCCGCGTGCAGCCACACAGAAATTGTGCAGGTCGCAAAAGTATGTTGTTTGGTATGTGTAGCTGGAGTAGCGCCCCACGTGCTTGCAAAACCTGCACTCATCCTTTTGACGCGGCCTGTAGCCACATGCATTCTGTCTATCCCGCACAAGTTCCCGTTCGAGCTTGTGGGCTTCTGTGAGGGAGTTGACCACTATTACAATCTGGGGCTCAGGCATTCGTCCATCTCCTCTTCAACGGCGATACGGGCTCTTTTCAGACGGCACCATCTGCACGAAAATGCGCTTTCCTCGTCTTCGGTAAAGTAGGGACAATCATCAAGGTCAGCGTGTTCGGGAAGAGGACAAGGCTCTTTCAGTGTAAGTTTTTCCGCCACCCTAGCCTCGAACTCGGCGGCGTCGGCATAGTCCGGCGGGATCACCATCGCCAAGTCACGAATGGCGTATCCAGCCTTCCGGCAATCCTCACGAAGTTGAAGGCTACATGTCTGCCTGCGCTTCTTGCACCGGAAGCACACGTTCTTCCGAAACTCCAGCCACCTCTTTTCCTGTTCCGTCAGCATATTTCAAGCTCACTTAAAGCTATAGTTTGGTTTTGGTCAGCAACGCCTTTAAATTTTTATCTGTTGGCATTTCATCATATCTGTTCGGATATACACCTTGTTTATTCATCCAGTCCCAAAAGGCTATCTGTGTGGCACGTGAGGGACGCAATTTTCTATAAAGAAAAGTATTATCACTATATTTTCTTACATCACCCAAATCAGCATAGGGGTAGTTTTCTATCCAGACGCCATAGTGAACCCCGCGCCATTTTATTTTAGCACGGTATCTGTCATAATTTAGAACCTCACCATCATTGATTAACTTTTTTATAAATTCATCAACATAAGGTGAATATTTATAAGTATGAAAGCATAAAATAATATTGAGCTTTTGCTTAAAATCCATATTTTTTATTCCCGCGCGTTGTTCATGCAGCCGCGCCCCTGCCGAAGATGTGGACGGACGAACGAACTCGTTGCTCCCTCCCATTTGTATCACCCCCTTATGGGGCCAGTTGCCCAGATCAGCCAAAGAAAGAAGGCGACCCACACCCACGTGAGCCGCCTTTCCCATTTCGTCATTCATCCACCGTTTCGGTCCACTTATCACAGATTGCCAGAGCGCCAGTCTTCCAACCATTGAGCGCACAGCGGGAACCGGCAAAGTACGATGTACCGTAGTAGCTCTTTTTCTCGATGCGCTCGACATGCTTGCAATTCGCACAATTCTTTGTCGGCGCATGTTTCTGCCAGTTTACGCTATTTTTTGTGATTCTTGGCATATCATCCCGCGTGCTTCGTATGCGCGGCCCACGGTTTGGGGTATGAAAAGCCCCGCCGGGGGAGGGCGGGGCGTGGGGTGCTATGCTTTCTCCGCAATCCTCAGCTTGCTTGCCGGGACAGTCCATTTCCCTTCGTAACCGTACACGGTGACGTACATAGCTTTGCGGCCTTTCCCGAAATCACGGGGATATGGGGCTGTGGAGGCCGTCACGGTGACGGTTTGACGTTCGCCGCCTACCTTGGCTCGGTAGAGAAAACGGCGTCCAGGAATTATCGATGCCAAATCAGGACATTTTAGTCTGATGTCGGGGAGGGTGTCAGTGTCCACGGTTCACCGCCTCCCGCAGTTCCTTTCCCGGCCTGAACTTCACGGCCTTGTGCGCGGGAATGGGAATGCTTTCCCCGGTGCGCGGATTGCGGCCTTGACGTTCGGGCACATCCACGACTTCGAACACGCCGAAGCCCTGAATTTTCAGGGAGCCGTGTTCAACGATAGCCCTTTGGAGCGTATCTAATACCTGATTGACGATACGTTCGGTCATCATGATCGAGTTCATGGTGCCCGTGGTGTCTGAATTTCGAAGCATCCTGACAAATTCGGCTCTGTTCATGGCATCACCTCAAAAGAAAGGCCCGGTGGTGAGCCGGGCCGGGGTGGTTACTCTGCCCACGCCGGACATCCGGCGCGCTGTTCGCAGTCGGAGCACGTCCAGTCGCTGACCTACGTTTCCGTTTTCGGGCAGGTGAGCATATTGGCGGCGGGGGCGGGCTGCGCTTCCGGCTGCGCGGGGACTTCAGGGGCGTCCTGTTGCGCACCGTTCCG